ACAACGCATGCGTTGTTCTGCCCGCACCTCGTCGAGCGTCGTCTTACCCTGCCTGATGAGTGAGAGCTGGAACTGCGTCGGTGGCGCGATGATGCCCGTAGGGGCCATCAGAAGCTCGGAGATCCGCGCCGCCGACCACAGTTTGCCGAACGGCGCGGCCATCGCGTTGACCGGCTTGGCGGCCTCATCCTGCGCCGGAACATCCTTCCAGAGCTTTTCCTCGAAATACGTGGATGGTGCCGGCGTGTAGGATTTCTTCTGCGCCCTCAGCAGCTGCAGCCACCGGGGGAAGCGCTCGGCCGCTTCCCGGCGCTCGTCAGCCGTCAGTGCATGCCAAGCACGCCGAGCCGGCTCTTTCGGCATTCCATCGAACTGGGGCCAGTTCTTCACCAGCGCCCAGAAGGCGGCGTCGATCTTCCGCGGATCTTCCGGCTCCTGCCCATCTTCCGAAGCCTCGCGCCCGCCCTCTCTCAGATTCTGATAATCAGTATTTGCTGAATCTGAGTTATTACTATATGCCGATTTTACCGGCGACGGCGGAACCGGCGACGGTGATGCCGTTGCCGGTAAATCCGTCTGCGGCAAAGATGCAACACCCTCCGGTTCGGCAGCTGCCGACACCCGCGGCTCGTCGAAAATCACCAGCACGGAGGCGCCGAATTTGCCGTCCGCCCGCTGCTGCTCGCGCTCCGCATAGCCGGCGTCCACCAGCTCGGCGATCATCTTGCGAGCCTTGTCTCGCCCGCAATTTCCCTTCTTGATGATGTCGCCGATGACGACCGTCCAATTGTCCGGCTTGGAAAGCAGGTAACTAAGCAGCCACCGCGCCTCCATCGAGAGCCGATCATCCTCGAAAACATGATTAGGTATCGCCGCATAGCGCGCATTGCGCACACCGCGCCGGATCGTGGCTTCCTGGCTCATGCCGCACCGCCAATCGCCGCGAGACCCGCGGCAGTCAGGAAGGTTTTGAAGCGGGCCTCCACCTGCCCGATCGCGCCGCGCCTGGTAGGCTCCGAGCCCCACGCGGGATGGCCGCTCTTCGTCACCCAAACTCTCCAGCGCCAGACACTGGCGCGTCCTGATGGCGGATAGACCGCACCCACGTCGACATCACCGCACATCAATACGATCCTGTAATTTTCATCCAACCAGTTCATGCGGCCTCCAGCTGGGCTGCCAAGTGCCCGCAATTGGCCGCGACGAGCGCCCCCGCCACCGGCGGCGACACAGAATTGCCGACGCAGGAGACCTGCACCGATTTCGAAAACTCACGCCAAACCGGCCCGGCACCATCCGCCTGATAGTCCCATGCGCCGTTGATCACATAATCTGCCGGGAACCCCTGCGCGTTGTAGAGTTCGCGCGGAGTCAGCATCCGCATGCCGATGTCGACGATAACGAAGGTCTCACCAGCGATCTCGACGGTGACGAACTCACGCTCATCCCAAAAGCCGTGCGACCGCATGAAGGCGGCGACCTGCCGTGCGCGGTCTGCCTTCGTCTCGGTGAACGGCGGCGCGGTGACGGTCGCCTCGACATGGCCGTGGCGATCCTTCGTGGTGACCGTCCGCATGGGCTCGGTCTCGTGCTGCCCGTCGCCCGTGCCGTAATACGCTTGCAGGTAAGACGTGATGAGCTGCGACTTCCCGCCGCCGTCGGCCATCACCGTCGCGGCAGGTTCATCGACCGCATGTCCCGTCGACGTTCCGAACTGGCGAGCGACAAATGCGGAAACAACGCCCTGCTGACTTCCTGATTGAGTCGCAGTCGACATTGGCTCATCGACCGACCGCCCCGGATTTACTCCGCCGATGCGGCGGCTATCGTTGTTGTGCTGCGCCATGAAGGCGACGGCGACGCCGTTCTGGTCCTTGCGGCTAGCGGCAATGGTATGCGTCGGTCCTTCGATGGAGCGAACCTTCCCGCCGTGCTGCGCCACCGTCAGCACCGGCGCAATGATGCCCAGGGGAGCAGCGCCACCCGGTCGCTTGATGAAACCATTTGCGGTCACTGTCGAAAGGGGCTCGCGCGCGTCCTGACCGGTAGCGCCAGTGTTGAAGCGGATCACCGAGGGCGCCACGACAGCATGCTTGATCCCGCCGGCGACAGCCGTGCCAAGTGGATCGTCGATGCTCATGGCGCGCGGCGCCTGCCCTGCCCTCTCGCCATATCCCGTTTGAACGAGAAACGGCCGCTCGGCATCGAGAACGTAGCGCTTCATGCCGCGCGCCACGCGAGCCATCGTTGCATCGGCGAGCGGTCGCACCGCCCGCAGCTGGTGCTTCGCCCAGATCTCGGCCGAGGTGTCGAAGATCGACGGGCACGGCAAAGACCAGTCGATGCTCTCCGCTGCGGTCCGCCACGGCAGCTTCTTGCCGGCGATGACATCAGGGTCGTCGGGCTTGCCGTGCGTCGGCTCTGGCCAGACGATCGGCTTGCCGTCAAAACGGATGATCACGAACAGACGCTTGCGGATTGTCGGCGCGCCAAATTGGTAGGCGATCAGCTCGCGGTACTCGATCCGGCCACCGAGGCGGCGCAACTTCTTGCACCACTTCTCGAAAAGCTCGCCCTTTCGCTCGGGATCTGGCATCAGGCCGCGTTCGGTCTCGATCAGCGGCCCGTAGTCCTTGAATTCCTCGACGTTCTCCATGATGACGACATCGACGCGGCCGCCGCTCTTCTGGATGCGCTCGATCCAGCCGGGAATGATCCAGCAGAGATCGCGGATGTTGCGCTCTACGGGCTTGCCGCCCTTGGCCTTGGAGAAGTGCTTGCAGTCCGGCGAGAACCAGGCTAGGCCAATATGCCTGCCCTTGAGGTGGTCGAGCGGATCGACCCTATAGACGTTCTCAGAAAGGTGACGCGTCTCGGGATGGTTCGCCGCATGCAGCGCCAGCGCTTCCGGATTGTGGTTGATCGCGATGTCAGGCGATCGACCCAGCGCCATCTCGATACCGGTCGAAGCACCTCCGCCTCCGGCAAAACTGTCGACGATAAGCGGTGCTCCTATATAGGCGGACGCCATGAGCGCGCCCGTGCTGGTCTCGCTGAAAAGATCAGTTCGAAACATTACTCGCCCCCTCTACCGCGCCCTCGCGCGCAATGACCTGAATTCCGATGCGGGCGTATTCCCGCGTCATGCGAACCGTGTCCGCCGCAAGCCCGTCCCGTCCGCGCGTCGCGGAAAGCGCCGTGATCTCGGCTTCGAGATAGGAAAGGCCTTCGTGAAAACCGGCCGCGCAGAGAAGCCGGCGAATAGCGACCTGATCGCGGATGATCACCGCGAGCGGCACGGAGAGCAGCCATCTGGCCCGCGCCGCATGGTCCGACGCGTCGGCAAGCTCTTCGAGAATTGGAAGCATGGAGGTCACTGCGTCACCTCCATCACCAGCAGCGCTCCCGCCGTCGCCTCCAGCGCGAGTTTCCCCGTATCCGACAGCGCCCATTCGGCCCCGTCGCGCGGATCGATCAGCCCGTCGGAGGAAAGCTCCGCGATCAGCGCATCCGCGACGGATGGCCTGACGCCGATGCCCCGCCGCAGGGTGACGGCATCGAATGTGTCGTGCTCCAGCATCCAGACGAGCGCGCGAGCCCGCTCCTCGCCGCAGCGCTCGTCGATCGTCTTGCGCGGCGTCTCGCGTGCGAACTCGTCCGGCTCCGGCCTGAAAGTCATGGGCGCGACGTTACCCCCGGCTCCGGGCACCAGCGGCGCGGCGTTCTCATAGGCCTTCCAGTCCACGCGGATTATGCGCGGGAAGCCATCGCCATAGCTGCCGTCGTCGTTTCGCTCCCAGACGAACCAGGCCGTGTTCATCTGGCTCGACGCCTCAGGACCGTCCCAACCGTCCCGGTGCATCATCGGCAGGCGCCGGGTGAAGAGATAGACGCGCGACGGCGGGTTTTCGTCCATCACGAAGACTCGGTTCGGATCGTCAAAACCGGCCGCGAAATTCCAGTTGAGCAGCAGCGCCATCTTGCGCGGCTTGTGCTCGCGCAGCGCATGAGCCGGAAAAGAGTTCGCCAGCTCCGCATATGGCGGATTGGTGACGATATCGACACCGACCGAACCACCAGCGACGGAAAGCAGGAAATCACCCACCTGCTGCAGCTCGCCGTGCCGAGTGGCAACACCCCGGTCGACGAGATCCGCAATCATCACATCATAGCCGGCATCTTCGAGCGGTCGCATGATCGCGCCCTTGCCGACCGCAGGCTCTTTCACCGTCGCCGAGAAGCTTTCCAGGGCCAGCAACGTGCGCATTGCCTCGATCGGCGTCTGGTAAAGCTGGTCGCCCTTCTCGTCCGCAGGCGCCGAGCGCGTCCCGATTGCGTGCGACAGGCTCCGCCGACTGGGATCAAGCCCGGCCTCCAACCGCGCGGCGATCACGCGCTCGACAAAATCAGGCTGCTCGCGCACGACGTTGCGGAGCTTGCGCGCCTCGTGCAGCCGCCGCTTGTCGAGACCGACATCGTCGAGCGTGAAAACGTCCGCATCGCGGACCTTTATGCGACCCTGCCGCGCGACATGGCCCTTGGCCTGCGCCTCGTCGATTGCATCGGCCATCGCGACATAGCACATGCTCTCGATCTTCAGCGCCTCGGCCTGCATGCGCCGGGCCTTGTCGATCAGCTCGCGAGATGCCTTCACCTTCTGCGCATAGGCGGCTCCGGCCTTCGCGCGCTCGTAAAGACCCGTCGAAAGAAGCAATGCCGACTGCACGTCGCCGGCGTCCAGCAATGCGCGCGCGCTCTCGATCGCAGCGACGAGATCAGCAGCGGGCGAAGGCTCGATCCCGATTACCGGCACAGGGAGGCGATCGGCGCCCGTTTCCGGCGCGCCAGGTCCGCCCTCGCCTCCCTGCCCGATTTCCGGCAGCGTCACGCCGGCCAGATCGCAAAGCTTTGCCGTCGGATACCAGGCCGCACCATCTTTCTTGTCGCGACCAATCAGCCCGCGGCCGTTCAGGCTGCGACATGCGACGACATCGGATTGCTTCTCCGCACGATAGACACCCGCTTGCAACACCGCATCGACGATCGTCTGCGCCTTCGGTCCAAGCTTCGGAAGCTGATCGCTCACGGCCTTCTTCCTTCCGATTGTTCGATGATTTTGCAGACCTCGTCCTCGTCGATGCCGAGTTCGACGGAGATCGAGTGCGTGTCGCGGTTTTCCTGAAGCCAGAGCGTCAGCACGCGCTCGACGAGGACGTGGCGAGAAAGCGTCGTCATTCCACCCTCGCCAGCCGGTCGAGATATTCCGCGCCCCTTGCCGTCAGCCGCACGTCGTCGCGGCTGCGACAGACCCACGCGACGAAGCCGGCGGCAAGCGCCCCGTCGAGCGCCTCGCGATCGGCATTGCGAGCGAGTTTGTAGGTGGCGCCGCCGGCGCGCACCCGCCGCAGGAAAGCGAGGCAACGCGGTCCGATCGGGCCGCCGGCTGTCCACGGCTTAGTGGAAAGAGGGGCGCCATCCATCAGTGCACGCCCTTGCGGCGGATTTCGGCGAAACCGTTTCCGCGCATGGATACGAGTGCCGCGCGCAGCCCATCGACGGTCGACTCGTCGTCCAATCCGGCCTTGATCGCCAATGCGGCGCAGGCGACCATCGCCAGGTTGACTGCTGCTTGCGGGTCATCGGGCATTAGCGCGCAGATCGCCGACACGGTCTTGGTCGCGTTCATGGGTTTGCCATCCATCACGCGGCCCCGTCGATCATCATCGCTTCCAGGCGTGCAAGATCCTGCTTCGCGGCCACGATGCGGTTGCGGATGGCCTGCCGCTCCGCCGCATCGATGCGACCATCTTCAATCGCCTGCGCGACCGTACGCACGACATCGTCGAGGACGCCATCGAGGCGCAGGACTGCGCTGGCGGTGACCGCCCCGAAGCTGGATACGCGCTCGTCTTTCACGATCCGCGACAAGGCGGTGAGGAGGAACGGATGGTCGCATCGCCGGTCGATCTCGGCGGCAAGGTCCAGGCGTATGAAGCTGTCCCGCCACTCCTCGCCCGTCGAGGCGTATTTTGTGAGCGTCGACGATGCCACACCGAGCGCTTCCGCTGTCCGGCTAACTCCGCCGAGTGCCTCGTAAGCCGCCGCCGTGGCTGCCTTGATGATGGATGCATGTTCTTCAGAGATTGCACGCACGAAAACACCCCTGAGTTTGGGTCAAGGAAAAAATCAATCGAAAGGATTCCGTGAAGGCCGCGCGCTGGCGGCGTAGTGTCAGCCCATCAGATCACGGAGGGCCGCATGGATAGGCAGATGGAAAAACAGAGACAGGGACGCGCCGGAATTGGGCGCGTCCCTGCCAGGTGGCAAGGTTGCCAGCTGGGAGGAGGAGACTGGTGCCTTGCTCAGGGAACGTCATTCGGCCGCCTCCGTTACGGGCGACCCGAAAACTTCAGGAAGGAGCGCTTGGCGCGGAATGCCCGTCACCCGCTCGACCAGAACCGCCCTCTTCGGCGAGATCTGTCCGCGCTCCCAGCGCGACACTGTCGACTTGTCGACGGGCGGCGAGAAGAGCTTGCCGAACTCGGCAAGGGTCATCCCGTCGTGCTTCTCACGATAAAGGGCTATGGCGGGGGTGATTGCCTGCTTCGTTTCCATGGGTCAGACTAGTTGCATAAGTTGCAACCTTTTTCAAGCTGCCCTGTTGCAGGAGGCACTAACGATATGTCCTCACGCATTGTTTATAGTTGCAACATGAGCAACATCGAGCAGATTCATGCCGACAAGACGCCTGTGCGTATCCACTACATTCCGGAGTGGGCCGAAAGGCGCAATTTGAGCCAGGCCGACGTCGTGCGAGAGATTGGCGCTGACAAGAGCCTCGTCTCACGCTGGTTCGCCGGGACCTTGCCTAAGGATGAGTATCTGGAGAAGCTTGCAGGGCTCTTCGGCACAGATGTTCACGGCCTCTTCCGCCATCCGGACGACGACTGGCTGACGAGGTTCTTTCGTGACAAGACGGAAGAGCAGAAGGAGCGCGCGATCGAGATGCTCCGCTTGTTCTTCAGAGAGCACGACAAGACCGGCACTGACGGCTGAAAATAGAAACGCACGCCGCGGCCTTCTTGTGGGCAACAGGCGTGCGCGAAACCTCAGATGGTGCTTTCGAGATATGAAAGAGCGGCCCTCACCATTGGGCCGACTAAAACGTAATCGCCGTCTCGATCGGCGTCATTGGCCAGCTTCAGCGCTTCCACGGCCCCTCTCCGGGTTCGCGCCCCCTCTTGCCAGCTTTCGATTACGCGACGAGGAGGCCTGTAGGTCCTCTCCGCGTAGATCTCGGCCCCACGGTCCTCTCGAGGGGCGTTTGCATTGTACGCATCGATCGCCGACCGAAGGTCGAAGATCGCTCCGATGATTGGATCTTCGGTCATTCCCGCGGTCGTCACGGGACAGCCGCCGCCCTTTCGTCCCGCATCTTCAACGGCTCTCTCCACTTCATACTCCTCTATCCACCCGGCGAAGCTGCCGCTGCGTTTCCAATGTCGGCGCGCACCGTTTCTGCGACGCCCATTCTCTCTCTCACGGAGCGTATCACCTCCGCGTTTCTGGTCGTGTAGTTCCGCTTGGCCTGGTCCTTCAGGTACTCAGCTACATCAACCGGGAGACGAACCGTCATCTTAACCTCATCCATCTTACCCTCCTGCTCTCACCGCCACCATCGCGGCATCGGTGCGACATTGGTGTGGCATTCGTGCGGCATATCCGTCAATCGGAATTTGTGTCATTTGTCCGCCATGGCGAGACAAGATCCACATTTCCGATTGCGGTTACCGGAAGACCTCAAAAGCAGAATTGAGGACGCCGCAACGCGAAATCGACGGACGATGACGTCTGAAATCATTGCACGCCTCGAATCAACTTTCTCGCGCGAAGACGTGCCGGCGGACGTAAAAGGCATTATCGACGAGTTCGTTCACCAGCTCATTACGTCTCTGGATAAGAAAACCAGCCGTTAAGGCCAGCCCTAAACTTTTAACGGACTGAGAAAGAAACCTTGCCGCCATTTCACCGGCGGACAGGGCAGAATCACTCGCGCTCTCGGTGTCCCTGGTCATTTCAGCCTTCCTGTAGTAGCATCTTATGCAACGCCAATGTTGCATAACTTGCAACTTTGATCGTTGACGATAGTTGCAAGTTATGCAACCTTTTCCGCGTCACCTCCCTGCGAGGCATGCGGAAACCCACAGAAAAAGTCTCCGCACCGCCAGCAGGGTTCCTCGAACCCGGAGACCAACATGCAACCGAACGGCGGAATTCACACCAGAAACACCATCAACCGAATGGCCGAGGCAATGCGCTCGATCGGCGACGGCTGCACCAAGGATGACCTTCTCCTGAAGGGCTTCACCCCGCGCCAGATCGACACCTTTGGCCCGAAGGCCACCGAGCTCGCCACCGTCATGGCCCAGGCGGCGTAGCGCCATGACGAAGAGGGCGCGTCGCCGTGGACCCCTGCCCCTGTGGTTCACGCGCGGCGCGCTCACCGGCCTCACCTTCACTCTCCCCTTCACATGATCCTGCTCTGGAGCCTTCGGCCATGACTGAGCATTTCACCGGACATAAAAAAGCGCAGCTCGAAGCAAGCCCTAATCGCTTCTTCCTCGCCTGCGCCATCCTCGCGCTCTCGATCGCATTCCTGATGTCCGCCGCACTGGCAGGCAGCACGGCCTTCCGCAAGGAATGGCAGTTCGCGTCGGATGCCAAGGTATGACGCCGCAACTCACGCTGCCCATCGGCCACGATGCCGCGACGCGCCACCAGCGCGCCAGCGCCGTGCCGATAGCCTCCCTTCGGGGCCATGATCTCACCGTCGCGGAGCGCTCCGCTCTGCTCGACTGCTACGCCAACTCGGACCGCACCTTCCTCGAAATCGCCACGACGCACGGCGTCGACCGCGAGCGCCTGCAGGAACTCTGGTTCGATCTCTTCCTCGCCCCTTCCCGGCGCTGACCCAAGGAAACCGAAATGGCCAACCTTGTCCGAAATCCCGTTCCGCCCGCCGACCTGTCCACCTCGACTGCGCTCAAAGAAGCGCTGGCAATGACCGGCCTTACGACTGTCGAGGAGCTGATCGACATGGCGAACGTCGGCCAGTCACTGATGCACGCGATCGACACCTACACCAAGGCGCCGAGCCTCATTGAGGACTGGTCTCCGGCCGACGACCCCGCCGAGATCGTCGGCGACCTCTACGATCGCTTCGAGGAGTCGGTCAATTGCCACAAGGCGGATCTGCAGCGCCTGCGTGAGGCCGAGGCGGCGCTGGCGGCGGAGAAGGCAACTAATGGTCCGATCATCGCCGCGCTCGACGAGCGGGAAGATGATGCGATCATCTATGTCGATGGGCGCCCGTTCCGGAAGGCGATAGCACGCCGGCCTAAGCTCCTAACGAACGAAGAATGGCGACCGATCGCTGAGAAAATTATTCATGCCCTCGCCGTCGTCAGACCTGCTAGCAAGCTTCCTTATCAGCATCGCGTCGGTCACTGGATGCATGCCTGCTTCGGCAACGACGTTTCCTATGACAAAGCCGAGCGGAATTATCGGTTTCTCGAAGAAGCCCTCGAACTGGCGCAGTCCTGCGGCGCCACCGCTGAAGACGCCCTCCAGCTCGTCGACTACGTCTTTAATAGGCCCGCCGGAGACCCGTTTCAGGAGACAGGCGGCGTCGAGGTGACGTTGGCCGCGCTTTGCAATGCGCACCAGATCGACCTCGACAAAGCGCGCGAAGCGGAGCTGGACCGCGTCTGGTCGAAAGCCGATCAGATCCGAGCCAAGCACGAGTCAAAACCGAAGGGCATCCGCTCGCCGTTGCCGGGAGGCGCCAATGGCTAAGCTCCTACCCTTCCGCATCCATTTCGAAGATCCGGAGATCGCCCCGCTCGATCTCGACGCGAGCGACGCCGAAGCCGCGCGCCAACTCGCCGCCAGCCGCCGCGGCGTCCCCGCAGGCGCAATCCGCAAGGTCAAGATCATCAGGGAGCAGGCCAATGGCTGACGGCACCAAGATCGAATGGACGGATGCCACCTGGAACCCGATCACCGGCTGCGCCATCGTCTCCCCAGGCTGCACCAACTGCTACGCGATGAAGCTTGCCGGCACGCGGCTCAGGAACCATCCGAGCCGGAGGGTCCTGACGAAGGACACCAAGGCCGGCCCGGTCTGGACCGGCGAGATCCGGTTCAATCGGAATTGGCTTGATCAGCCGCTGCGTTGGACGAAGCCGCGTATGATCTTCGTTTGCGCCCATGGTGATCTTTTCGCAGAGGGCGTGGACGAAGTCTGGATTGACTTCGTTTTCGCCGTGATGGCGCTGGCGCCGCAGCACACCTTCCAGGTGCTGACGAAGCGGCCGGAGCGCATGCGCGAATACATGCTCGGCATGCTCTCGCGCCGGCAGTTTATCGCCGGATATGGAGCTCTGGTCTGGGGCGGCGATCGACCGGATCTCGTTTACGAGACAGTCGACGAGGCGATCGCCAAGCCTCTGCCGAATGTCTGGCTTGGCGTGTCAGTCGAGGATCAGAAGCGCGCCGACGAGCGCATCCCAATCCTGCTCGACACGCCGGCCGCCGTCCGTTGGATCAGCGCCGAGCCGCTGCTTGGGCCTGTCGATTTGATGTCGATTAAGGATGCCCATCGCCCGCTAGCCCAGCTGAACTCATTGAGCGCCTATTACTCTTGCGGACCATCAACGTTCGATGCCCCAGGTCGGCTCCATTGGGTCGTCGCCGGCGGCGAGAGCGGCCGTAGCGCCCGACCGTTGCATCCCGAGTGGGCGCGCTCTCTCCGAGACCAGTGCTCCGCCGCCCGCGTCCCGTTCCTGTTCAAGCAATGGGGCGAGTGGGTGCCGCAGGTTGGCGCCGTCGACGGCTGGACGATACCGGACGACCCGGAGATCAGCCGGATTGATCATCGCGACTGGGAAGACGACCACTGGGGAGAGCCATATCGGCCAATGTGGTGCGATGACATCGACGATGACACGGTCTCGCGCGTCGGCAAGAAATACGCCGGGCGCCTCCTCGACGGCGTCGAGCACAACGGCTTCCCGGAGGTGCGGCGGTGACACCAACTCCGGAAGCTCTCAAGGCATGGAAGACGGAAGAGGCCCGCCAGGGGCAGATCCTGGCGGAGGCGATCAACTCGGCGATCAGCGAAGCTAGCAAGCAGTTCGAGGTGCCGACGCTCAACGCCCTCTGCGGCGCGCTGGTCACGGTGCAGGCGGCAGCGCTTTCCTCCGTCGCGGATCTGCACAATCGAAAGGAATTGCGAAAGGCGATGGAGCGCGCACTACCAAGAGCGTTAGCCGAGGCGATCGCGAAGGGTAACGGCCATTGCCAGACGGTTGTGATCGGAGGGCCGCGGCAATGATCGATCCGAACCTTCCGAAATTCGCGCTCTCCATCCGGCAGCCCTGGGCGCACTGCATCCTACATCTCGGCAAGACGGTCGAGAACCGCGACTGGTCGACGCGCTTTCGCGGACGCGTTTGTATCCATTCCGCCAAGGGCATGACGCGATCGGAATATGAAGACTGCCTCGGGCTTGTCCAGGAGATCAGCACCATCTCGCCGTTTCCGTCCGGCAGCCTCTTTCCCGCCTTCGAAGAGCTTCGGCGCGGCGGCATCGTCGGAACGGCCGAGATCGTCGATGTTGTGACGGCGATGGACAGCCCCTGGTTCTTCGGCAAATACGGCTTCGTGCTGAAAGACCCGCAGCCCTGCGATCTCATCCCCGTAAAGGGCGCACTGAGCTTCTTCGAGTGGCGGAAGAACCTGGAGGGGCGTCAATGACCATGCCCGTCCGCCTTCAGCTTTCCCGCCGCAAGGGCTTCGACCTGCAGCAGCTCTCCACATCGGTCAACGGCCGCGATGCCGTGCACGTCGGCCGTCCCGGCCCATGGGGCAATCCATTCGTCGTCGGCAAGCACGGCGACGCCGGCTATTGCGTTGATCTTTACAAGGCGCTGCTTGCCGGGCTGCTACGCGTCGGCGCCGATCCCGATGTCGAGGCGCTGGAGCGCACCCGTCGCTTTGTCGCTGAGAACGTCGACGAGCTGCGCGGCAAGAACCTCGCCTGCTGGTGCAGGCCTGGCGCACCGTGTCATGCGGACGTGCTTATTGCAGTAGCTAATCGGGACGAGGCCAGCCGATGAATGCCGGCACGTCTCCCGATCAGATACGGCTGGACAAGATCCGCGCCCGTCATGGCGAGGCCAGCCGCGACTGGACCGTGGATGTCAAAGCACGCGGTCAGCGCCAGCTCTTCGCACGCCTACTGCCGGGCGCTTCGCTGTCGCCTGTCGCCACCGTCACCGAGGAATGCGGCTGGCAGGATGAAGAGTTTCTCCTGCACGCCCATGCAGACATCGAGTTCCTGCTGCGGATCTACAGCCGCCTCATCGATCGGCTGGCCGAAAAGACGCGCGCGCTCGCTTGCTACGAGGAGCGGCCGGAGAAGAATTATGCTGCCGAGTGCGCCATCAAGTGCTGCGAACCGGCGTTCAAGAAGTTCCTTGAGGAATGCCACGGCCTTGAGCGCCCCCTGACAGACGAGCGCGCCGCCACGAAAGTCCGCTCCATTCTCGGCATCGGCTCGCGCCGGCAGCTGAACGACGACCCTACAGCGGCGGAGCGCTGGTGCGACCTGCGCGGCCACTTCGATGCCTGGAGGCGCCGCGGATGAGCAGCAGGCGCGATCGCATCAGAGCGAAGATCATGGCGCGGGTTTGGATTGATCCGATTACCGGCTGCTATGTCTGGACCGGCCCCGACTCCGGCAAGAACGGTCGAGGAAAGGGCTACCCCCGCATGTCTCTAGACGGCCAGACCGTCGCCGTTCACATCGCCATGTGGACCAACGAGCACGGCTATATCCCAGGCAAAAAGAACTGGACCACGCCTGCCGCAATCGCCTTTGCGTGCGGCCGGAAAAGGATCACGTCGAGATGGTAACCCGCAAGGAAAACGCCAAACGCCGCGAGAGGGCGAAGCGCAGCATGATCGGCCACAACGGCGGCCCGGTGTTGGAATGCGAGGAAGTGCTCTGATGTCGATCGCACCCAACTCACAGGAGCTGCCCGATCTCGATCCCCGCCTAGTCGCGTTCGTCAAGGCGTTGGCCCGTCACCAGGCGAGGCTTGACGCGCGGGGGCCAAAACCAGCAAATGAGAACAACCACGGGGAAGAACAACCGAAGAGATAGCAAATGAAGCGCGCCGTCATCTACGCCAGGTACTCGACGGACCTGCAGAACGACCAATCCGTCGAGGACCAGATCAGGCTTTGCAAGGCCCACGCCGAGAGGCTGGGCCTTAATGTTGTCGGCGAGCTATTCGATCGCGCTAAGTCCGGCGCATCCATGTTCGGGCGCCCGGGACTTGCGCGGCTGATGCAGAAAGCTGACGCTGACGAGTTCGATGTGCTTGTGGCCGAGCATCCGGACCGCATTTCCCGCGACATCGCTGATCTTGCGCACATCCACAAAACACTCCGCTTCCGCCGCATCGAAATCAACTGCGTCAACGGCGGCGCCATGGATACGGTGCAGATCGGCATGTATGGCGTCGTCGGCCAGATGCAGCGAGAGGAAGGTGCCAAGAAGGTGAAGCGCGGCATGGTCGGCGTAGTTCGCTCGGGTCGCAATGCCGGCGGAAAGGCATACGGCTACCGCCCCGTTCCCGGTCGCAAGGGCGAGCTGGAGATCGTCGAGGAAGAGGCGGAAGTCGTGCGCCGGATCTTCAGCCTGTACGCAAGCGGGATCGCGCCACGGGCAATCGCCGCCACACTGAACGATGAGAGCGTTCCGGCGCCTAGGGGCAAGCGGTGGAATGCTTCGACCCTGAACGGCAACGGCCAGCGCGGAAACGGGCTGCTGTTGAATCCGATTTATGCCGGCAAGCTGATCTGGAACCGCGTGCACATGGTGAAAGACCCATCGACCGGACGGCGAATTTCACGAATCAATCCTGAGATCGAACACGAGGAGATCGAAGCGCCGCACCTGCGCATCGTCGATGACGCGCTTTTCGAAGCCGTTCAAAACCGCAAGGCATCGCGTGGCGGCGCGCATTCTCGATCGACGCCCAAGTACAAACGACTTCTCTCCGGTCTCCTGCGCTGCGGCGGCTGCGGCGGCGGCATGGCGATCAACGGCTCCGACCGCAGCGGCCCCCGCGTAATCTGCAGCACGCACAAGGAGTCGGGCAGCTGCGGCAATGGAGCGCGATACTATGTCGAGAAGATCGAGCAACAGGTCATTGATACGCTGCGGGCGCAATTTGCCGATACCCGCATCATCGACATCTATGTGAAGGAATACGAAGCCGAGCGCCGGCGGGAAGCTGCCGAGAAGCGCCGCAATAGAGCCACTTTGGACCGCGAGCTTGAAGAAGCGAAAACGGCCATTACCCGTATTGTCGAGCGCCTGGCGAAAGGCCTGATCGAAGACGACGACGCAGCAGCCATCCTCCCGGGGCTGCGCGCTGATCGCGATCGCCTTCAGCGCGAACTGGAAACTGTCGAGCCGCCCAGCAACGTAATCGAACTCCAGCCGCGCTCAGTGAGAGCCTTCAGAGAGAACATCGAACGGCTGGCTGAAGTCATCTCGAAGCGTTGCGAAACGCCACCGGTGGAGCTGGCACAATCGTTCCGCGAAATGATCGCAGGCGTGATCGTCGAGCCTAGAAAAGCCGGCGAGCCCTACCGCCTTGAGATTAAGGGATACGTTTCCGGTTTAGTCAGTCCGGAACTGTCGTCTGTTCTAATGGTAGCGGAGGAGGGATTCGAACCCCCGACACAAGGATTATGATTCCTCTGCTCTAACCTACTGAGCTACTCCGCCGCCGGTGCCGTGAAAGCTTCTGAACGAAGCCCGTCTTGGCTGGTCGGGCGGCTTATAAGGCGCTGTTCCGGCTAGTGTCAAGCAATGTCTTCGGGAAAAAGCGATGTTTTCCCGCCACGCCGGAATCGCCCGCTTTACGCTGCCGCCGGCGCCTGCAAGAGCGCCTTCAGCGCCGCTTCCGCGGCCGGCTCGCGCTCGGACCTGCGGATGAAGCCGCCGCCATAGACGCGCGCATCCTCGCCGGTGCCGGAATAGAGCGCGCAGGCTTGGCCGGGCGCGACACCCGCCTCGCCTTCGACGAGCTCGACATATAGCCCTTCGGCATCGCTCTTGAGGACCGCCGGCGCGGGGCGGCGGGTGGAGCGCACCTTGGCAAAGCATTCGAAGCCCTGCCCGGCTGCCGCTTCCAGTTCCTCGTCACCCAGCCAGTTGACGTCGCGCAGGTAGACGCGGCGCGTCTCCAGCGCCTCCTTCGGGCCGACGATCACGCGGCGCGAGCGGGCGTCGAGGTAGACGACATAGAGCGGCTCGCCGGTCGCGACACCGATGCCGCGGCGCTGACCGATCGTGTAATGCAGGATGCCCTCGTGCGCGCCCAGTACGCGACCGTCGAGATGGACGATTTCGCCGGCAAGCGCCGCGTTCGGCTTCAGCTTCGAGACGATGTCGCTGTATTTGCCCTGGGGCACGAAACAGATGTCCTGGCTGTCGGCCTTCTTGGCGACGACAAGGCCCATCTCCTCGGCGAGCGCCCGGGTCTCGCTCTTCGGAAGACCGCCGAGCGGGAAGCGCAGATAGTCGATCTGCTCCTGCGTTGTCGCAAAGAGGAAATAGCTCTGGTCGCGCTCGGCGTCGGCCGGCCGGTAGAGCGCGCGCTGGCCGGCATAACGCGGCTTCGGGCTCGGCCGCGAACGGATGTAATGGCCGGTGGCGAGCGCATCGGCGCCGAGCTCCTTGGCGGTCGCAAGCAGGTCGGCGAACTTGACCGTCTGGTTGCAGGCCACGCACGGGATCGGCGTCTCGCCGGCGATATAGCTTTCGGCGAAGGGGTTGATCACCGTCTCGCGGAAACGCGCCTCGTAATCGAGGACATAATGCGGAATGCCGATCGTCTCGCAGACGCGGCGGGCGTCGTCGATATCCTGACCGGCGCAGCAGGAGCCGGCCCTGTGCACCGCCGCGCCATGATCGTAAAGCTGCAGCGTGATGCCGAGAACGTCGTAGCCCTCGCGTTTGAGAAGCCCCGCCACGACGGAAGAGTCGACGCCGCCGGACATGGCGACGACGACGCGCGTATCTTCGGGCTTGCGGTCAAAATCGAGACTGTTCAC